GCCGTTCAAGGTTTGGTGGCTGATGTCTACTGTGTAGGTGTAGAAAGCACCAGTCAGGGTGTTCAGATTGAGGATACTGTCGTAGTTATACCTGTCTGTGTCGTTATCAATAGCAGCTCTGCGGAATAGCCACTGTGCCTGCTTCAGCGTGCTGTTATATGCACCGACTGCAAGACGCTTAGCATCAAACGGAATAGAGTTGAAGTACTCCTTGATGGTTTTGTCAGTCAGACTCTGGACCTGGACAGTCCCAAGTTGGTCGCTTGTAAGGGTGTAGATACCACTATCAGCCCACCAGATAGGAGTTCCTTCAACATTGACGAAGGAGTTGGTGCTTGGAATATTCATCCCCGAGACACGCTTCACAACGAAGTCATTGGCTGCGAAGCCGACTCCTTGGCTACCGGTTAGCACCCAGATGCCGTTAGCCGCAAACACAACCAAGGCAGTCTCAAGAGCAACGAGACGGTAAATAGCACCAGCCTCAGGAATTGAGAGGACGCCGCCGTCAGAAGACAGTAGTTCAAAGTCCGTCTCAGAGGTGGGGTCGCACTCTTGGTAGCACTGACCTACCTGATCCATTCGCTCAAGGACCGGAGAAAAGTAAACATCGTTACCGAACTCTTGGTAGTACACACCACTGTAGAAGATGCGACCACCAAAGAAGGCGCAGGTGCTGGGCCGGAAATAGGAAGATGAGGTTGACGTTAATCCAGAGATGCCGGAAGCTGTGCTGCGATCCTGCGAGAAGGCGTTAAGGATGTAGTGCCCACGGTTCGCCAAGGTAGACGGAAGCTGAAACTTGTCAATCTGCGATATGTCGAACTGGTCTTCAGAGTTCTTGTACAGCCACCACACATCTGCATTAGACGGGTAGTCTGTCACAGTCCTCTCATCCCACGCAGTTAGCGCATCCTCTACTACATCGTCAGTATCCGTGACAGTAGCATACCATCCCTGGTTGAGCAGATTGTACTTATGGGCATCAGACAGCGTGGTAGGACGCTCATCCAAGTCAAGACTGTCCGCCACCCCTTCAAAGTCTCTGATCTGAATGTTGATCTGAGTGCCTGACAAAACCTCTGTGGAGGGATTAAACTCGACAAAGAACGGATGGCAGTATGGATGGGTGACGAACAGACGGCCTTTACCGGAGGCGAAACCACACTGAAACTCGTTGAGGCTGGGAGAACCCGAAACCTTGTACGTCGAGAGGGAGATAGTGCTGGTAGAAATGTTGTCAGACAGCGGACCTTCAACACCGATGGCAAAGAAGTAGAGGACGCTGTCAATCTGGACGACCTGAAAGTGGTTGTTAACTGAACCAGCAGCATTCCTCCACGTATAGGTGGCTGTTGCTCCGCCCGCTCTGGTTACTTCCTTCAGGACAAAGTCATCCTCGTAGTCAATACCAAGCCTGCGAGATACCCTGCCTGTGTTGTCGAAGATGCAGTTCTCTTCCTCTGTAACAGCATTCTCTGGGAAGTTGAGCCCAGTCGCTTCAGAGATACGGCCAGCTATGAAGCTGTTTTCAATGCTAGAACCAAGGCTTCTGGCCATCTTTGTTACAGTCCTTTAGATTTCTTGTAGACGGAGATTGCTTTCTCAGCCTCGGACAGCGAGGTGTATGATCCGGTAAGGCAGTCCGGTAGCTGCCCTCTCTCAAAGTGCATAGACCACAGACTGTAAGGAGATGTACACTCAACGATCAAAGTGTTCTTACCGACTGGGATACGAACCACTGTAGGCAGATCACGTTCAGTATCGACAAATTGTGCATCAACCATTACTTGCGTCCGTAATCAGGAGTAAGAGACATGGGCGGAAGGCCTTTGACACGCTTGGTATGCTGTACATCAATCCAGCCTTGCCTAGCTCTTTGCTCAGCCTTTGGGTTTGCAGCCTGCTTCAGCTCAATGAAAGCCTGAGACTTGGCCTCGTTCTTCAGAAGAGTGTACTGCTTTTCGTCAATCGGTAGAACAAAGTCGTCGTCCTCAGTAAATGCCAGAGACAGGGTTCCATATCCGAGAGTTCTAGATGCTTGCAGTCCGCCCTCTTCATCATTCCAGTACGAGTCGAACAAGACAACCGAGTCGTTGACAATCGTGTATCGGGTTGGAAAGGCGTCGTTCTGTGCAAGAAACTGTAGAGTGGTTACGCCGTCATCGTAGGTATAGGACTCTGTGTTAGCGTTGAACTCGCTGAACTGGGACGTGTAGTCCATGAAGTCTTTGACAGAGAGCTGCTTCAAAGGGGTGTAGCGAACCAGGGTTTCCGAAGTCAGCTGGCAGTCGTACTTCAGCCATTCAAGGGTGAGGGCGGTAGAGGGCAGCTTCAGGGCCATGTTGCCAAAGTCAGAGGACTCTAACTTGTAGAAGCCTTTGTGCTCGGGAAGATCGGTGTGAGAAATCAGGTACTCGTACGAGTCTTTGATAATGGAGACAACTGCCTTCGACTCCACGGTATCGTTAATGGAAGCAACCTCATCACCGTCCATTGAGTTGAGTATGCTCTTTGTAAGCTCAAGTAGTGTGTGCGACATTAGTTACCCAACCCATTTCCCGAACAGAACTGTGATAAGAGAGCCGACCATACCTCCAAGAGCAAGGATCACAATGAAAGCACCCTTCCACTTGTTCGCCTGTTCACTGATTTTCTTCAGGTCCTCTTTCATCTTCTCCTGTTCGTCTTGGATCATCTGAGTCCGTTCATCAAGACGTGCCAATAGGGCTGCTGTTTCGTACTCGCTCATTACCAACACCCCAGTCTTTGGCCGGTTAGATTGTGTGTAAGGATTTGTCTTGCTGTGCCGTCCGTCAGAACATCCTGTTTAGAGATGTAGATAGGAGAGAACACCAGACAGGCAGAATTTTTAGTCTCGGCTCCAAGACTTGTGCAGCTCATCAGAGGCAGAGCCATCAGGGCGGCTACGAACAGTATCTTCAACCTCATGGCGTTTCTCCATTGATGTGATGGTTGATTGCAGTTGTTTGTTTTCTACAGCTTCCTTACCATCACCCCGGCCTTTGAGGTATATCGCCCCTACCGCAGCAAAGGCAGCACCGACAGCGATCAGGTACGGACCAATCTTAGACCAAATGGCCTGAAGGATCAGCATGGCTATCTCTCCCGTCGCTGTCGCTGTACTATATTATACACCGTATAGGCGATAGATGCAAGCGAAATCGCAATGAAAACGTATTTTAATACCTCAGCGTAGGGAATAAGTGGTTGAAGCTGGGCAGAGGCAGTGTTCAAGGAGTCTGTAATCATCGAGGCTACCGTGGTCCCCGCCACACCAGAGGCGACTCCCGCCTGTCCCTTGGCCACAGAGTCACGAACAAGAGATGTAGGAGGAGGATTAACGCCAGCAAGTTTAAGAGCCTCATCAAGAACTTCTGGCCCGTATCCCTTCGGCAGTTTTTGCGTCGGATAGCCGTTCTCATACCGGATAATAGCCTCTACCAGTGGACGCATGGTCGCGTATTCATGCACGTTAATCTGATCGTCCACACCAACCCCAGCCTTGTCCGCTACAAACTTAGCGTAGTTGGTGACGTTGTTCTCAAATGCAGGAGCCCATCGCTTTAGGAGGTCCGACACTGTCGAGAGTCCATGCTTGTCCTGGTAGGTGATAAGGGTCACAGCAATGGCACGGATACCCCATTTAGGAGCGGCAAAGACAGCAAACCTAGGCTCCTTTTTCTGGACATCGGTCATATCCTCCGGCTTACATAGGCCTTGCCACGGATCACCTTTTTCAATATTGCCGGGATTATTGTTTCGGAAACCTCTTGTGATCTTAGGCATATGTTCTCCTTTAGAATAGTTCTATATAAGCCACGAGCGGAACCGTGTAACAGGGAGGGGTAGTATCCTCGAAACCTCCGAGGTCTACATCAAGGATGTCCGTCTTCTCGAACTTCACGTCATCTGTGTCAGTGTGCAGCTCAAGGGTGTACTTATTCTCGGCTCCCACTGCATTGCTAAATACAAAATCTGCCACTAGCTGCTCATGGAAGTTTCCGTAGCCTAGCCGTACAGTCCTTGATGCAACAGCAGTGCCATTCAGGGTTAGGGTCATTACCACCACTGGGGCAGGAGACTCAGCAGATACCTCTGTTTCAGTTGAGACTGATGCAACAGCGCGTATGTGGGCCAGACCTGCACGAGAGAAGACAAGATCACCGCTCACAATAGAGATGAAGGGGCTAGAGGAAATGACATTATCGAAGACTGCCGTGGTCATTCTTCGTCCTCATCGTATTCTGCTTTGGTTCCATAGGTGATATAGTATAGCGCCCCTTCTAGCTTAATAATGGAAGCATTGTCTGCCCCTATCTGGAACAGAGTATAAGCCTCCTCAAGAGACCCTTCGCAGTAAGGATTACCTTCCGGCACACTACAAATAAGATACCCACAGTAGGGGTTAGAGGTGTAAGTCTGTGTTACAGGTGGATTATTAAAAATGTCAGAAACTGTCCTTGTCTGCCGGATGTCAAACACTGCGTTCTGTCCAGTCGGAGCGCGCATAACAGAAGTGGCTACGTCATCCGCATAATCACCAACGCTCAGCCCATCTAGGAAAGTATCGTCGAAGTCCATTGACGATCCGCCATTTGGCAAGCTGCTGATCCTTAGGTAGAAGGTTGCCGTATGGGAAGATGCGTCAGAGAAGGGGGTACTGCATGAACTGTCAAATGACGCAGAGCCAGTACTCGATACGGAGAAGATTGGGTCGCCAGGATTGGAGCTGCTGCTACCACCAGTAAATAGGTAGCTATTTGATCGCATAAGACTCCACACTTCAAGCAGAGTCTTCTTAAATAAGTCCTCTCTATCTGGAACGGAAACCACTGGTGAAAGAGGCGTTTGATCTGTGGTTATAGTGTTTGTGACAGAAGCCGACCCCCACGTTGAGACTATGCTATCGGATGGAGACGGGCAGTTGTGCGGATCGTCGAAATTACACGTAAACTGGTCTCCGGTGATAAAGGCGTTTTCTTCTGTGTCGATACCAAAACTGACAACCTCGTCAGAAGTTAGAGGTCGGTATGTTCCGTCTGGATATTTAACATTATAGGGCAGACGTATACGGGACAGCACAAGTGCGGAAGTAACCTCGCCAGAAGATTGCTCTTTAACATAGAGGGGCTGATCACCCACAGCATCGAAAGCCCACGAGTCTGCATTAACGAAGTTTGGAAAACGTCCGTTTAAGGCATCAGGAATTTGTGGAGCGAAACCTCCTCCTGCGCTATTTAAGACAACCTGCTCTTCTTCGTACTCTACATACACCCCGAACGATGTCCCGTCTTTGGAAACCAAGTATCCCCTTGGCGCAATGATACGAACGTATGTGTCGGCGTAGGTATTCCTACTGGTATTTACTCTGACAGGGGAGAGTAAACCTTCTAGTGTTACATCTACTTCAGGAGATAAATAGGCAGTTTTAAAAACATTGAACGGGGAGTTTGTAAAAAGTTGAAAAGATGCTGCAATACTAAGCGCATTTCCTCCTACCATAGGGGTTTTATACTCAAGTATTGTAGGCTCTGAGACCGGATCGCCCTCTACTGTAAACCTGTACTCAGAGTCATCCTCACCCCATTCATTAACCAGGGCAGGAGAGCTTCCATCACCGAGACGAGCGTAAAAAATCCAGTCATTGCCTTGACTATACGGTATATCTACATCAATGCTAAGTCCGCCCTCAGCATCTTTGATGTAGGCAGCAGCATAGCCTTCATAGGATGTAGCACTGCCGTTGCCAGGTTTCTGCCAAGAACCAGAGCCACTACCATCTGCCACATAAATCTCCTCCTTCTTCGCGGTAGTGACGCCTTTCGGAGTGTGGAGATTGGACCGAGTGAGGACGTGGTGTTTGATGGTGTCTGCCATGACAGTCTCAGTTTGTGAAGATTGCAGTAAGGGAGCAGGCTGGAACAGTGGGGAGGCCGCCGTACCCTTTTTCTGGCTTGGTGGAGTAGGTTCCCCATCCAGTCAGACCAAGCGAGAACTGAGCCCCAGCAGAGACATTCTGCACGAACAAGGCCTCTAATGGCTTATGTCCACCGTCTACAAACTCTTCAAAGAACACGGCTTGACAGGAGGAATAGGCCTCATTAAGAACTACGCCAGCAGGAAGAAATGCGACTTCAGTGCTCCCATCCAAAGAGCTGGTATAATCAATCCCAAGGTAGAAATTGAGATGGAGACTAAGGCACAGAGTCCCGCTCTTACGGACCTTGATTACGTGGTCGTTAACCTGCTCCAAGGCATCCCCGAACTTAACCACCTGTCTCGAAAAGTGTAACGGAGAGAACTGTGAGTCATTTCTTGGGCGATAGCTTCGTGTCTTTGTGTCTTGTAGGTACAGAAACTCAGCAGAGGTGAGGTCTTCAATAGGATAAGGCTTCCATGAACCGCTGCCTTTACCGTCTGCAATGAAGACTGTGTTGGCGCCACCTGTATCAGAACCAATCATCCTGTGTAAGTCGGAACCAGTCAGGTCTTTATGGTTGGACATTGGTGTTTCCTTAGTACAGGAGGCAGAGGAGGGTGGCAGATGGTGTTGTGTAGTCTCCTGCGCTGTCTTGAGAAGGCACTATAGAGCTGCTTTCACTGTCGTGCGTCCAGAAGACCTGCATGGTTGAGTTCTCTGAACAGGGGAAGGCCACATCAAGGACCACATCTGTTGCAGGGGCTTTGAATTTAGATACCCTTGCGCTGAATTGCAGGGGCAGGTTATTGTACTTGAGCCAGACGTACACCAATGCAGGTTTGGGTTGGGCCGGGCCAGTAAATTTCACGGTAGAGTAGATACGAGCAGTGCCCGTGCGTTTAAAGGTAAAAGTATTGTCTGCGAAACTCAGCCACGATCCTTTGATTAGCTTGGACTCTGGATTGAATTTCAGCAAAGACTCCTGCCTAGCTTCGACTTCACTAGACGGGTGGTCGTTATCCCCTTCTACGTAACATGCAGAGAGGGTAGAGTCGGCAGGAGAGAACTTTTTCCATTCTCCCCCACCTTCTCCATCAAGCACATACACATCGCCAGCTTCAGCATCCTCGATACCATACGGCTCGTGTTTGTCTGTGTCAATAAGATGGCGATGCTTAGTCATGTATGTGATTACTCTTTAATAAGGCCGTGGTAACGCAGGGCTGCCAAGGCGCTGTTAATTGCCGCAACTGCGGTGTCGTATTCAGACTTCAGGACAACGAGGTCCGTCTCATCTGCATTGTTGGCGATACCAGTGGAGACAGCGACCGCAGCAACAGCAGGCTGTCTATCCCCAATCTGGGGCACTTGGTTAGTATCCGCCAGCTTTGACACTTCTTTCGGGACAAGGGCCATAATTAGTCCTCCCCGTTACGGCTTGTAGTAGTAGACGCGGACGTTCAGAACACCAGCAGAGAACGTGCTAGTATCGGCAGAAGCAGACAGTAGGTAGGCAGAGGCAGTCACATTGCCAAGTTCTGCACCACTGTCCGTAGAACCGTTCGTGTATTCAGTCACGACACCAGCGTCGCCACCGATTTCACCGTCCGCCGCAACAATCAGACCATCGGCATCAAACACCGCAAGGGTGTCTGCATTCCAAAGGCCGAGGTTCCAATTTGCACCACCAGCAGAAACAGGGGTCTCTTCGATCACCGTTTCCACCTTAGAGACACGGACACCTTCCGGGATCACGAAGTTGTAATCCAAGACAGCATCCGAGCCGAGGGACGTAAGGTCAAGTTTAAACTCAGCCACAGCTTCCGGGCCGTGATAGCGGAACTCGCCCGCTACCCCAGTTTCACCTTCATTACGGCCAAACTTGACGAAGAGCCCATCGGCGTTCTTCCAGTTAACATTAGCCATTTGTCATTATTCCTTTCTCAGTAGGTTACGAAACCTGGTCCGTATCCGTCAGAACAACGACAAGGTTTTCAGGACGATAGGTCTTGAAGCCCCAACGAGCAGTCGTCACATATTCATCACGCTGCAAGTCCTTGTTGTATTCCGAGTCAACCTTGGGAGGCTGGCGCAGATTACCGACGAAGGGAAGGACGTCCGGAGCCGCAGAGAAGAACAGGTTGGCGACACCAGCACCAGTCGTTACACCGCCGATGGTTTCGTTCGTACCTGTAAGGAGGTTCTGCGAGACATAAACGTCAAAGCCGTAGATATTCTTAACGAACCGAGTACCCGTCGAGAAACCGTCAGAGACGATGCCTTCCCAGCGGGGGTTGTTGCTGACGTTCACAATGTTCGTCAGGGTGTTAAGGGTGTACTCGACCGAGGGATCAACGATGGCAACAAGGTTCGTCGCCGGGACGTTGGCCTTCTGAAGAGCGTACAGAGCCTTGGCAAAGTCCTTCACAGAGATGGTCTCGTTCAGACCTGAGCCAACAAAGCGATGCTCTGCACCGTTGATGCTGTTCGTCTGACCAGAAACCTGGGAGTTGGGACCAACCGCAAGCACATCGTTCTCCATCGCCTTCGCAAGCGCACGAGCCTGCTTGGGAACAAAGGAGCTGACAAGACGGGACATATAGAAGCTGTCCTGTTTCATCTTGTTCGTGATGTACGTGGCCGACTGCTTGTATTCCGTGATAGAGAACGTGAAGTTGCCCGTATCGAACGCCTGATAACGAACAGCCTGACCTTCCTCGTAGTCCAGAACTTCAGCCTGACCAAGGCTCGGAATGTTGATGGTATCCATTTATACCTGTAGTTTCCCACAGGAGTAGACTATATCTTCACTCTTCAAGTGCTTCGCGTGTAGTCGTTGAGGAACGATGATTGTTGGAAACTCGAATATTCGCCTTCTTAAACTCGTCTACAAACTTCCAGTCAGACTCATCGTAAGGAGTTGACCCGGCTGATGGAAGACGCCTTATCTTAGCGCTTCGACGTTGGCAATAGTCCAAAAGGATTTCTGCTTTTTGCCTCTTCTCGCCCCACAGATAGGGACTTACAGCCGTAAGGAATTTTATGATGTAGTCTTGGTTTCGAGTAGTAAGCACCCAAGCCGTGCTATGCCTAGTGTTCTTTGGCTTCCGCTCGTGAAGAACGAAGTTGCACCCAAGCTCCTCTAGTATCTTCCGGCTTTTGTTAACCAGAGCTATATCTGTATTAATGACAGAAACAGTCGGGCAGATTTTTGTGTTTCCAGTTCTTTCGGTATGGGTGAACAGAGCAATGGAGCCTTCTCCGTCCCAGTAACCACCCAACCATGCGAGATCAGTGTCTTGCATTATAGGTCTCATCTTTCCTGCTGATTGCCCTCCCACAGTGGGGACTTTACCCATGAGCATTTTTACGTATGAGTAGCTCAGGTTTTAGGGGTTTCCAGCATATAGCGAAGTTTATTGACGGCAATACTAAATCAACAATTAGTAGAGTCTACCGTCAGGAAAATCCGTGATCCAATCCACGAACTGCATAGCGAGCAACTCATCTTCAAGGATTTCTTTGATCTGCGAAGACCAAAGTTCCGAACGGATAAGATGCTCGGTCGTATTAGTAGCGAAACCGCTCATTCTAGTTTATCCTATAGTTGTTATTTGAAAAAAGCAGGACCCAACTTTAGAGCCTGATTGTGCATCTCAACCTGAAGAGAGCGATACCGCTTCGGATCAGTCTTTCTAATCTGATCGTAGTACGATTTCGTCTTTTCCCCAGAGTTAGAAGGGATTGTCGAGGAGTTGAAACTCGTAGCAGGTGGAGTCAAAGGAGGCTGCACCTTACCAGAGTTGGAGTCCCCAATACCGACCAGACGAAGAAACACTGACGGGGTCTTTGCAGCGGTCTGGTTAAGGTACTCTTCTGTTACCCCGAGCTGAGAAGCGATCTCTCTAAGTTTGGGTGTGTAGTTAGGGCCGAAAGCTGACACCAGATGAGACTGGACATCACGAAGATTGCGGCTCTCCGCCTCCTTCTGTCGTTCGGCATTGATGCGGTTAGAAACAAGGGCTTCCAACTGCTCAGTAGTAAGTGCGGCTTTTTCCAATCCAGCTTCTTGTCCGGGGTTAGGATTAAGTTGCTCGGGTTTGGGTTCAGGCTCTTTAGGAGTGTTCATTTTGTCAAGGAACTCTTCGAGTGTAAGTCGCGTTTTAAGTTCATTACGGGCCTGTGCATTCTCGGCTTCGAGCTGTTGAATGTGAGTATCCGCTGCCAACTTACCGCGTGCAAGGTCTTCCACGGTCTTGAACTTCTTACCCTCTCCAACTAGAATGTCCAGAGCCGAGGCTCCTTCAGGAACTTCCGGTGTCGAGGGGTTGGCGTTATCATCGAAAAGCGTAGCATTGGTCGTGCTAGTATTCTCAGTCATTACTTTTCCCAGTTTAGGAGTTTGATTACATCTTGTAGTGCGCGAACCTGCCCGAGTCGGTAGGCCGCTTTAGTCGCCCAAGCAGGATTATCAAACTCCTCTGGACGAATTTCCTCTTGATGGAGAGACTCTACCCTACGCAGAAGTGCTTTCTCCATCGTTGCAAGAAGGCGCCGGTTGTTTCTAAACAGAGCCTCTACGTCTTCTTTTTGTTTATCCGTTGTGCAGTCTTTAACCAACTCAAGCGGTAGGCGGTTGTGCATTCACAAAATCCTCGTCTGCTTTGACCAAGTATTCAAGACCTTTCTTAAGCAGGTCTGGATCGTCATTAAAGAAGCCTAGCCCACGATTACACTTGTTACACAACAAACCTCGTATTTGGCCAGTCTTGTGATTATGGTCCACATGCAACGCCTGCCAATGCTCATCATCATGTTGACCACAGATTGCGCAACGATGTTGCTGAAGCTCCATAAGATCAAACCACTCCTCCAAAGTCATATTGAATTTCTTACGCAACTCATTGCGCTTACGAGAGGTCCAAATACGATCTGGATGTTTTTCGCGATAAGTCTTTTGGTACTTTCTTGCGAGCTCAGGCGGGCTTCGTCCCATTAATCGCCTCAGAAATCTTGATCTGTGTCATCCGGCTCCAAACCGGCAGGAGTCATGGTTGCATTAGCCGCCTGTTCCTGGGCCACGTTAGACAAGGTCTGCGCCTGACTCTGCTCAAGAATACGAATGTTCTCAGATACCAGATTGAACCTGTCCAGATCAAGAAGGTCACTAATCATTTTAGCGACACCGATAGAGCTGAAGTGGTTGCGAACCATAGGATCGGCACCAGCAGCACTCTGGTAGAAGTTAGAGAGGTTCTGAATTTGCTCAGCCTTCTCTGCAAAGTGGCGGGCTGCAAGGGGTCTGATACGCCCCTGTCCTGTAATGTCTGCTGCTGTCAGATCGTTGAAGGTGATGATCTTCTGGTCGTCGTTGAAGACACGAACCGCAGTGGAGCTATCCATCTTCTGCTTGGCAAGAGTCAACATACCGTTCAGCAAGGGTTCCACAACCTCAATCTCAAACTGTGTGATCTTGCTTTGGAAGATACGGGATGCTCCATTCTCTAGGCTCTGAACCTCATAGGCGGTCTTTTCACCCGGAGTTCTGAAGCCCATCGCCTCCTTCGGCGCACCTGCCATCTCCTCCATCTTGGCTTCAAGCTGCTGAATTTCCAGGTTGACAGAGAGTGCCTGCACGTCGGGTGACATCAACTCCAAATCACCATTGTCTCCGATGTAGATACGCTCCAATGGTGCCCACGTAAAGTCACTGACCTCTCCCTTGATCTTTAGGGGAGGGTACGTGGTTAGGTCAAACAGGTCTGCCTTCATGTTTTCCAGGTGGTCAATGCGATACTGCATACCAACCAGATTATCAAGAGGACCCATAGACCACAGGTTGTCCTGACGTTTGCGCCAACCAGCAGAAGCAATGTTATCGGTGCCAGACAGCGATGTGTTAGGGCGCTTGGCTACAACTTTGTGACGGTCCATCACCATGATGACGTGGTTCTTGAGAAGCTGGTTGTTCTCAATGTCGAACAAGTCGCCGTAGAAAGTCAGAACCTCAACGTAGTTGCTCTGAAGATATTCCCGGAAGGAATTAAAACCATCCATCTGGAAGTAGCCGTCAACTACCCTAAGCTCGCCTTCAAAGGAGGAGGCGTTGTGTCGGACATTCATCAGGTAGTTGAAGATTTCCTTCCACGCATCCACGTCTTCATCGACACTCTCTCGTTGCAGGAGTTCAGCAGCTTCACCCACAGTGATGAAGGATCGGACAATCTTTGGAGACTGCTCAACTGAAGGGGCAATCGGATTGAAGACCACGTCCATCGGGCTAAGACGCTGAATGGAGGGGCCGACATAGCCGATCTTAGTGCCGCTGCCATCCTCTGCACTGGACACTCGCTGGTCAACCCAGATAGGAATGCCGAAGCAGCGGCCATAGTCTATGTAATCAAGAAGTAGGCTCTCAATCACCTGCCGGAACTGGCTACGCTCAACCGCCCAGTTCATGTAGTTCTCGATGGCGTCCCGCTTCTGCTTCAGCTCATCATCAACTGTGTCGCCTTCCCACGTAATCCAGTTACGCTTCGGGAACATGGCTGCGATGTAGTTCGCATAAAGGTTGTCTCTGATCTGGCAGAGTTTAGGAACGGTGGTTTTATTCTTCCACGGTAAAGAGCCATTCGACGTGAAGGTCGTGTCAGTAGCATAGATATACCGACGGACCTCTTCCCACAAGGTCTCCCGCTCAATGCGAGAGTTCTTCCACGTCACCCACTGAGAGGCGATGCTGCATCCCATTTGATCTTTGTCAATGAGATCGTTTAGTTCCAAGACCTTTCCGGCCATCTAATTACCTCTTACGAAACACCACCAAATCTTCCGTGGAAGTAGGGGCCAGTGTCTAACCTAAGACCTTGCCTAGGCGATGACGGTGGGACACAAATGTCAAGACAGGCGGTCAGCGCATCTTTCACGTCGTCATGTGGCGGACGCTGTAGGATCAACTCCTCTTCCAGAACTGAGCAGTTACCGCCTTGGTAGTGCCACATTTGTAAGTTCTGGTATTTAGGAACGAGTGTCGCCTCGATGCGCTCTTCTTTCTTGCCTTGGTGCCGATTAGGTCGAGCTTCGTCAACGGAGAGAGCCAGACCGTTCGGTTTGATGTAGTTCTCTTTAAGGTCTTTGACAATCACTTCCTGGGCAGCATTAACTTCAGCACGGAGTTTACGGAAGTCCCACTTGATGTAGAGCTGCATGATCCGCTCGAAGTACTCCTTTATCATCTGAGTCTTGAAGCGTTCAATGTCGAGTATGTAGTAATTGTTCTTTGAGTCAACGCCAACAACTACGATGGTTGTGAAGTCAGCTTTCTTTGACAGGCTGTAGGCGAAGTCGATTGCAGCAAAGACATTCAGCCGGTTGTTGTTGTAGTGCCAATGACCGTCTCGCCGCTTTATAAACGCACGATCATAGTACTGAAAGAAAGAAGGAGTAATTCCAGCAGTGGAGGCGTCATTCGGGTCGTTATAGTACTGAGCCCTGAACTGAGTCTTGTCAAGATACTGTGCCCGTTTCTTTGCAAGGATTTTTCTGTCGAAGCCGAACCACTTGCCGTCCGCTCTTTGTTGACGAGGCCACAGAAAGGTTCCAGTTCCGTCTCCGGCATCTTCGACCTGCCGCTCAAACTTTTCGTATAGAGGTTCTGCACTTACAACTTCTCCGGTCTTGTCGTCGTAGACCTCGTATTCCATCTGCACCATATCATTGTACAGGTCACGAGGATCATAGCGGGTGCCGACTACCCATTCTTGTGCTTCTGCTGCTTCAATCGAGGCAAGGAGCGAATAGAGAGCCCGTACCTTGCTTCTTCCGTCTTCAGTGTAAGCATTCTCACGAACAACAAGGTCATCAAGGACAACGATGTCAGCGTGGAAGCCGGTACGTGTGGCGTTCAACCCAGCAGTGAAGATCGTGGCGTCTCGGATGGACTCGGCTTTACGGGTCGGGTGGTCCACCGCGATTTCGTACTCAGTCCACTTCTCTCTCCGACCCTCTTCCAGGTTGACCATCTCTGGCCAGTAGCGTCGGTAGTTATCACACAGGAGGATGTCTTTGATGAACTTGAGCTGCTTAACTGCCAGACCTTCTGTAGCACTAATATACATCACACGAAGGGCGGGGTTTTTGGTTATGCGGTGTGCAACTCGGTAAGCAATCAATGCACTCTTCATGTGGTCACGAGGAAGAAGAGCTAGTTGGTGGCTCTTGGCATCTGAGCGATCCCACCAGTCAATCAGGTCTTCATGCACCTGGCCGAGGACTCTGTGCGGGTGAACAAGGTTAATGAAGAACTTCAGATCGTTCTCTGCCCGTTCACGTATCATGTCCTTCTTGGTCTTAGACATCTAGTTCCTTTAGTTAGTTCGCTGATCCACCGCCTATTGGCAAGTAAGTCATTACATCCCCCCTTCTTGTGCGACAAACGATGGCAGAGATTTGGCTACTAGAAGGGCTGCTTTCATGCAATCCTTGTCGCTCTGATTTAGAGTAGGAAACCCGAGGCTTGTGATATGTGGCTCTACCGGAGCAAAACTGCCTTCAAACTCGCCCTCGGTCGGAATAGAAAATCGGTGGTTTTCAGACACTAAAACACGGTCGTCATCATCTATCACTCGCTTTTGAATGCAGAAGAACACAGCAACATTCGTAATCTCTATTGTTTTTAAAACCGTTTCCTTCTTCATGGTTGCCTCACAAAAGTGATACTTGTCTGAAAAGAAAAAGAAGCACCGGAAGTCAGATTTGTGATTAAGATAGGGGCACCACTCACGCCAATACCAATGCCCCAAAGACTTATACGGTCAGGAGATGTGGCAGGACGGACAATTCCTAGCACTGTATAACGTCCACTCGGTCCGTTAACACCAGAAAAATACGCTGGGCCAATAAAATTTCCCTGCGTTGTCAATGCTAAAAAGGGAAGCCCTGAGATCGCTATATCTCCTGATGCAGTAGAGAATGTTGGGGTGCAGGCAATTTGCATTGAAACAGTGATTTCATCTTTCTTGCGGGAGTAGGTTCCTGCTCGGGTAATATATGTTACAGATAAATCGCTTGGACTAGCGCAAGTTAGTGTAGGCGTCCATGTTCCTGTTTCTAGTTCATCCGAGTCTAGCTTATCGTGCAGGGCGCTCTGTAAATCAGTCTGGTCAGCCAACGTGCCAGTTATGTCGCCCCATTCCCCACCCGTTTGGTCCGCCCACTCGGTGTTGTAGTCAGTCCCGTCGATCTTGGCTAAGACTTGCCCGGCAGCGCCGCCAGTAGGAACACCTTGGCCATCTGCTCCGTCCGCCCCGTCAGCACCGGCGGGTCCTTGTGGGCCTGTATCACCAGTGTCACCTTTATCCCCTTTAGGACCCGCAGCACCATCATCACCTTTTGGACCTTGAGGGCCGGTGTCTCCGGTATCGCCTTTATCACCCTTTGGTCCCTGTGGTCCTTGAGGACCGTCTGAACCATCTGCCCCGGCTGGACCAGTAGCCCCCTGTGGCCCTGTTGCTCCACGCTGCTGCCGTTCTAGGACTTCTGGCTTCGGATAATGGGACCGGGTATTACGGTATTTAGCTCCCATCGATTAGACATCCTTTTGCGCACACAGGACAGAAGAGGGGACCATGACACTCATGCCGTCAACACCGTATGCAACGTACATGGCGACAAGAACACCAATCACATGCCCGGTATTATCAATGACTGGGCCGCCTGAATTGCCTGGATAGACGGTCAGGTCAAGAAGCGCGGTGTCGTGCTCATTCAGCTTAGGATTGAACTGACCCCCTGCCACATGACCCCAGGTATAGACGAACCAAGCTACATCCAACGGCATACCAATCACCCGGATTTCCTCGCCCTCAACCGGAGCCCGGCAAGACACAGGGAGGGGGGTTGCCTGATCTGTAGGCTCAATCTGAAGGATGGCCAGGTCGTCTGTCGAGGAGACCCACACAACATGGGCCGGGGTATCCTTGCCGGTCACAAACTTGGCCGAACAGTCCTTCACTCCTTCAACCACATGCCGAGCGGTAAGAACTCGGGTCTGGTCAATGAGGGTGCCAGTACCAACCCCCTCTCCACAGAGAAGGCGAACCACGCTATTCTTGTACGAGGACTCAGGCCTTTGGTGGTGGCGGTAGGGAGACGTTATTGCAAAGACAGAAAAGGAGGCAATAACGGAGATAGCCAGCACAGTCTTAAAGAAACGGCTCATGGTTAGTCCTCTTCAACAGTTGTGATGGCTGTAATAGCCCCATTTTCAATGGTGATGGTGACAGATTTTGTAGTTCCGTCCACGTCTACGGCAGAAAGCACCTGCTGATCGACAACAGCCACAGCAAAGTTCCCGTCCCCGTCAGTCATAGTGACTCTGACAGCCCCGCCCGGCGTATAGATACCGGTATCGTCCGTAATTGCGACGTTCATTGACCCGTCATCAGCAAGAATGCCCACAGGATCGTTCCCTTCTACAAGAATTACGGCCAGTGAGCCGTCTGTCAGTTGCTTTGCCATGTTAATTCATCTTGAGGTTGTCGGAGAGCCGGTTGAAATCCTCCTCGATTTCTCGGGAAGACGAAAACAGCTTCTCTGCTTCCTGTTTAATCTCATCCTTTGATGGACGCCCTGCCCTAGAACGCCTGCTAGGAGCCTCATAGGAGGCCACGTAGCCCTTTTCTACGAGAAAGCGGTTAGCAGCTAGCTTATCTTTGCCGTCTTGACCAGCAAGCTCCCTGATGGCTCTGAGAGCCTGTGCCCTAACTTTGAGGTCCAGCTCCTTCCTCCACCGTTGGATGACTGGTTTGAACCACGGAGACTCGGTAATCATAGTCCAGTGGTCGTAATCCTCGAAGTACAGGTTGGCAAAGTCCCATTCAGTAGGGTCAGCCAGGTCCATGTAGAGGCGATAGAGAGAGGGATAGTGCTTCCCGGTCTTGGGATCGTCGAAATCCGTGCTGGCAAGGGTGTATATGGCTACATCACGATCCGTACCCTCGGTCTGGTCTATGAAGAGAGCCCGAGTGTACCGTGAGTTCATATCATTCCTGAAAGTGGACATAGTCAAATAATCCCTTTTATGGCTTAAATGGTAAGGAATACCATGAACTCAACATCGACTCAGCGTACGCTGCAACCATGTTCAGTCTTAATGAACAGGTAAAGAACGACAAAAACAGGTAAAGGAGTACCGATAGTGGTAAACTAGTGGTTTTCTTTAACACTGTAGGGTTGAGCGATAATGTTCACGTTGGATGCGCTGGGGCAGGACTCAACGTGTGTTCTTATCCCCTTTCCTTATATACTATTATACCATTTTCAGAAAACCGTGTCAATAGGGAAAATGCATTGGTTGAGCGAAAAGTTGCGTTTATTTTCACAAACCCAGGTTTCCAGCCAAATTTTTGCAGAAAAATCTCCGGTTGTAATTCACCCTGCACTATGGGCACCCCCATCCCCCCTGCACCCACCGTACCCACCCCTACCCTAAACTGAACACTTCATGTTGCTCCCGTCCAACCAAGCCTCCTCTTCCTGCGTCTCATTCTCAATCCAATATGAATGTCGGTTCATTCCTTCATGTATCAGTCGGTTCCCCTCATGTAGTGAATGGCTGTTCATTCCTTGGGCGGTCTGGGTGTGTTACACCTCCCCATGTTATGAAACCACGTTCATTCCTTAACCCGTTGATCCGTAACACTGTTATCTTCGCTCGACACAACTCGACAAATTCCTTATTCTCGCCACCGTTTCGCCTTATTTTCGCCACATTTCCTTGTCATTATCCTCCCCATGCGATGCCACCCGGCTTGCTGAACCCCTAGGGGCGATGCCACATACAACGGGAGCCTCCAAGCCTCACCGATGGGCGCGGGCATGGTGCACACCTTGAGCGTTGACTTAGTGGCGTATAGCCTATGTTGACTGTGCGGGGTTGTGCGAGCTTTGCATAGGGCGGGTTGACAGCCGCTTGAATGCGCGATAGGTGGAGGGTGAACTGGTTGCCGTAAGGCGTTCACTCTTTGTTCGGGTTCCCTTTGTCAGGGGTAGCGGCAGGGTTCCGGCCCGCCGTAAAGTCATCCCATGGGCTGAAGTCTGCGGTTCTCTCTTTGTTCTTTAAAAGGGGGTTAAATCCGTGGTGAGCAAGGCAATGTCTAGCCGATACCCGTGCATATAAAGGCGACACGGGATAAGCTAGCCCTTCAGTGATATTAGCTGGTGTAGCCTCAAGCGGGGTAACTCGCTATACAAAACACTAACAATCAACCTTTTGCTTCTCATTCTCTTTCATCGAAAGGATGAACGGACCATGAATATCGTATCTGCAAAGACGCTTTCCGCGGCTATCACTCGCATTGGCAAGGCTGGTGCGAAACTGGACACGGAAGTGCATGACGCTGCTATCCAAGCCATGCTCCACGCGAAGGAATATGGCGATTGCACGCACCTTACCCGCCTGCTCTTCGCCCTTCCGAAGCAATCGCGGGCAAAGGCGTTCAAGTTTTATGTCACCCAGTTTTGCCCGGTCTATTGGGCCAAGTCTGAAAAGGATGGCAAGGTGACGGAAGGTTTCCGGCTTTCAAAGACCCGCGAAGATGCCGATTGGCGTATTGTTGCGGCTTCGGAAGTGTTCTTCTGGGACTACACCAAGGAAGTCACACAACAGGAGTTTGACGCGGAAATGCTGCTGCGTCGCCTCAAGGGGCTTGTTACCACGATCGACAACAAGCTGGAAGAAATGTCTGAAGGCGACCGCGCCTTTGCCTTGCATACTAAAGCGGCGCTGGCTGCGTTGGTTGACAAGGTTCCGGCCAATCGTCTCCCGGCCTAAGCTGGTGAACAGAAAGGGGAGGCATTGCATTAACGTGTAGTGCCTCTCTCCATGTGTCCACCTTACGGAGTGTGTGTTATGAAAGTAACTCGCCTTCCCATTATCCCACGGCCAGTCCCTTTGTCTGATAGGGAGTTGGCTTTGGTTCGCTTGCAGCCAGTGGCGAGGCTGTATCTCATTAACACTAGCTTGTCCATACGCCACATGGACAGGGAGTTACACTATGAAAACGCTTAACAGCATCGTCTCCGAAGTGAGTGCGATTGACGGACCTTACTGCCTTACCAATTCCCTTGGGCAGCGGTTCGAGATAAGCAAGGATGGGGTCACACGGTTAGACAGCAACCCTAATCCTATCCATGCAGCGGCACCTACCTACGGTTGCTTCGGCGGCCCCATTCCTAGGGCGTTGCGTCGTAATGCCTGCCACACCATGCGCTAAGGAGGCAGACATGAAACGGACAAAGCAAGCCAACGTCCCACTGTCCCTGACCATTCAGCGGTACAGGCAGATGGCGAGACACGCAAGTGGAGATATGAAGGCACTCATTCACAACGCACACATGTTCTTCACTATTCTTGCAGCAAATGACAGCGAAGGGGAATGAACCATGTACGAAAACACGCAACTCGCCAGCAACGGCAAGGTGAACCAAGCACACCTTGTTGAGTACAATACTGGTCGCCACCATTGGGTGCAAGGGGCATACGACGACGTGTCCAAGCGTGACGGTGTTCACAAGATACTGGCGTCGTGTCCGGTTGAAAGCTGTTGCGAAGGCGATAGCCACATCGTGCGGCAACGGGATGACCACGGCAAGCCTGTCCAGTTTGTCACCAACTTCCGCACGTATCGCTACGGTGAGCGGGAGGAGGATTACATCATTGACGACAACAAGTGGCGCAAGACCCGGACCTTTGCAGACACGGGGATTTTGTGACATGGCATACGGTCTTGTCAGACTATCTGAAACGTATTGGCTAGACACTAGTGCGTACAAGAAGGTGCGCAACCCAAACATGAAGGGTTTTAGTCCCCGCTACTGTCAGGCAATAGAACGCTGGTACGCTTCGGTGGAGAAGGTGAGCGCATCATTAACCTTTGAACAGCGTGCGAACTTGTTGCCTGATTATCTGCGTGTCAAAGAAAGGTAGCGCCTTAGTAATGATGGAGGACATATGAGCAACGATCTTTTGCTGGCAATACTTGGTGCGCTGCTGGGGCTGTATAATTTTCCCCGCAACTCGCCAATTCTCTTACCTCCTTTCTGGTGGCTGGTATCTACGACGCTGTTGTGGCACGGGCTGCTTCACTTCATCTTCGTACAAGGGTGATCACCATGACCATTCAGCTAATGACATCCAGCTTCCCGGAATGCTGCGGCATTAACATCGTGTCTTCCTTCTACCAGAAGGAAGACGGGGGCTACGCACAAAAGGATATTGATGCTGCCAAGGCGTATCTGACAAACAAGGAACGCTTTCGTGGTGGGAACCTTACGCTGGTAGCTCTCAACGAAGTGCAGGCCGAGGTGTTCGACACCTTGCTGTCCGACTGCGGGTTCTTCATGTTGGCCGGTCCCTTCACCAATCTTAACAGCGGTAACAACATCTTCCTCTACCTCCGCTGCGAGCACGATGCCTTTTACCACACTAGGGATGAGGCAGATGAGTGGAACTACTCGAAGAACCACGGGCATACATCAGAGTTTGTCAAGGCTCTGCCTGTTTGGTCCAAGAAACTCCACAGCATGTGGAAGGGTGAGTAGGTATGAAAGAAAAGGACACCGAAATAATCATCCAATCTTTGCGCAAGGCGAGGGGAAGTAGAAAATCAAACGCCTCCTTTGCGTACAAGGAAAAGGGCAGTGACGAGATACTCTACCGACCGGCTGAAGCGTGTTACGCAGAGGTAAACTACAGCAAGCACGCACTGGTCCTGTTCTTCGGGCTGTTCTTACGGAAGGATGACCGCCGTGATGCAGAGATTGCGTTCTTGTCGTGGATGCTAGACCCGTCAGCCTCTCCGTGGCGGCAGCTTCTTCCGTTTGCGGACAACCGCATGAATGATCCGGAGTGGGTGTGGAACAACGGCTTTCTTATACACGGCCCAGACCTAGACCACTACACTATGTTGCTGCAATCTTTCCTACAGGCCGGTCGTTTCACCCATGAAATGCCTGGGAGTTTACTTATATGGAAGGAATTGGTGGACAAGGGTGTGCCTAAAGCTCTTGCGTTTGTGGCCTGTGTGTTTCTTGACCGCACCGAAGAGGGGCTTGAACGGAGTTTCGACAACAACCTCAACCACTTCCCGATTGCTCCGACCACTCTTGAAGAGCTAGTTAACTTCTCGAACGGAGTATTCACGCACAGGACTGACAAAACCTTTGCCACCAACACGTGCAGGGACGGCGGTTTAGATACGATGTGGCGTGTCGGTGATCGGAGGCGAAGCGCAGGGTGCCGGATGCCGGATGAGTTGGCTGCACTTGGTCGGAGGGTGACGAAGCAGGGGACCTTCGGACCGTTTGATGTTGCGGTAATTGACTTTGACCGAGTGGTGGAATACCTATTTAACCTTGAAAGGAGATGCAATGACAGAACGGAACAAGAACGTGCTCGTACTGCCGGGAGCTTTTGACTACGACATTGCAGCAATGTTCAGCGAGTACGGGTTTCGTCCTGTGCAGAAGCTGGATGATGCTGGTGTTGTGGTTTACACTGGCGGGGAGGATGTGAACCCTGCGTTGTACGGGGAGGAGCCTCATCGTAGTGTGTACTTCTCCAAAGACCGGGACGACATGGAGGTTGGGGTCTACAACGAGGCGAAGGACGTGCTTCATGTCGGTATCTGCCGTGGTGCCCAGCTTCTAAATGTGCTGGCGGGTGGGAAACTGTGGCAGGATGTTGATGGTCACGGTCGGTCCCATACAATGTCTCTTGTCGAGCACGAAGGGTCGATACGGGTTACGTCCCTGCACCATCAGGTCATGCGAATGGCTCCGGGTGCTGTGTTCATGGGGTACGGGCAACAGGCCACTCGTTTCATCAACGCTGACGGTGTGTTCCATCGCAAGGAAGGTGGTGAGCCGCTGATAGAGGTCGAAGCGTGTGCGTATCCTAAGCTGAACATGCTGTGCTATCAGCCGCACCCTGAAATTGCTGAAACTGGCAGCCCCTGTGTCACTTGGTTCTTTGACAGGATCAACGACATGCAGGCAGGTAAGACACTTCCGGGGAGGCTTGTTGAATGACTGACGCCAATCTCACAGCCGTTATTCTAGCTGCACCTATCCTGTTCGTGGTCGTGTACTGTGTGTATGTGGCCTATGTATCATTCCGAAACTGGCGGAGGCATCATTAATGTGTGGTCTAGTAGGAGCAGCGGGCTGCCTGGCTAAAAGTGAGACGGACACCTTCTTGAACATGTTGGTGTTCTCCTCCGTTCGTGGCCCGCACAGCACTGGTGTTGCAACCGCATACCGTGGCGCAAACAAGCCGCTGCTGGTTAAATCCGTCGGTGATCCGTACTACATACTCAACGACAATAAACTGATGAAGCCTATCGAGGAGCACCAGAAGAAACTCCTTCTCGGACACAATCGTTGGGCGACAATCGGGGATGTGACTGAGGAGAATGCCCATCCGTTCCGCTTCTCAAACATTATCGGAGCGCACAACGGAACCCTTGA